CCCGTCAAGTGAATTTATATTTCGTTGATGTTGACACTAATACGTGTCTTTGTTAATTCTTAGCCAACGCGCACACATCAATGGATGAAAATTTCACAAAAAGTCCATGACATACGATAGATCGGTGCAATGCTTGTTTGGTGCATGCTATACATGTAATTCACCATGGCATCACTCTCTGACACCACTCTCCACGATAGTGGGAATAAAAGTTTCACAACTCATCTTTTGCAGAATTGTACAAATTAGCAATAGTTTTGGCACCATTGACTATGTCACGCGTAGTACGCATGGCATCACCAATGTTGTTAAACAATGTTGCATGACTGAGACGATTGAGAACATTCCCCAATCCAATTGGGTCACTGGGCGAAGTCACAGTGGCACCAGTTGAATTAGCAAGTGAATCAACAGTAGGGACAGCTTCATAATTTATGGTCATCGATACTTTAAACACAGTAAGCGGGTTGGCACCAGTAATATGTACTTGTAACGCCCCGTAACTGGTTCCAGTTGTGATGGTTCTAAAATTGAAACATTCTAAATCAGATGGGCGGTAGACAACTGAGATACCAGCTGGCACACGATAAGTCTCGTTACATCGAGTAACAAATTGTGTGGTCACACTGGTGGCCTGGGTTTCACCTACACCATTGAATGATCCGTACGATGATCCTATGAGAATGCCTGAGTCGGTTAATGTTGTACCAACGTACATGAAATCCAAACATGCAGAAACAACGCGAGCAGCTTGCCAATTGGCACTAAAACCTGCTGCGCCTGGAAAGTTAGTAGCAGCGTTGAATGTGTATGCGAGATCAGTAGTGGTAGCAAGATTTTCAGTGTTGTAATTCGGTAATGTACCCATATTAACAACAATACCTCCTGATCCGGCAGCTGACACACCGAGTTGAAGTTCGGCTGTGCAGGTGACGAGACCAGTTGGCAAACAATTTAAGTCAGGTATTCTGGCGTTACCAGAACACGGATATAAAATTGAAGCGAGGTAATGTTGGGCTATGTTGGACAAACCAGATGTGTTGCGATTTCGTCGTGACCGTGCTGGTTGTCTTGCCAAACCAGATGGCACGGGAGTGTTACGAGAAGTAACAGTAATTAACTTTGTTTGTGCATTACGTTTGTCACGGGCGCTCTGAACTCGTCGCTGCTTGGCTGTGGGCCGCACAGTAACGGGTTGGCGCTTTGACAATGTCATGTCTTTGATTGAAACCATGATGGTAATTGAACAAACTAACTGAGGCGTAAAATGTTTACGGTTAAAGAGATTTTATTAACGGTGATGGCAGGGGCGCCACCCTAGGTGCAATCAACAGCACATATGATCTCCAAAAATGGTGATGATATTGTACTGCCTAGCTGAGCACCTAATATGAGTTGATCAATGGACATGATATCCGAAGGAGTGAGATTGTATAAATCTTGTATCATGTCATATGTGTCGTCGGTCATTTCGAATGGCCGAGTGTTTGTCATGCGTTTCTCAGTATCCTTAACATAAGCGCTAGCATGCAAAAGTGACAGTGACCGCTGGATGACAGTGGAACACAAAGGCACATGATGGACAAATTGCTCGTGTGACATCATTGTACCTTTGTACTGTTTAAAGAGTTGTTTCTTAGTAAGTGGTGGCCGTATTACCCACCCAACCTTACTAAGGAATCTGCCGATCTTAGGGCCAAGTACTCTGTGTGTAGTAGTTGGCCAAAAACGTGCAGAACAGTACTCGACTAGATTAATGTTTGACTTGATTTGAATCTTTGGAATAAGTCCAAACTTCGTCAATTCGTTAAC